AACCCAGAAGCCAAGCACGGTAGGAAGCGGAAGTTGATGTCCGCCTCGTTCGTGTACACGCCGGCATCTTGGATTCGACGGATCTTGTAGTACACAAAGGTGTACGTCTGATCCGCCGCCGGATAGAAAAAGACTTTGGTCGGGTTGGCGCGTTGCACATAAAACTGTGCTGGACGCGCTTCCGAAGTCTTATCCGGTACGTTCAAATAGTCTTCGCGGCTGATACGCTCAATGTACACGTCGCTGTTAATGCCTTGGCTGTTTTGGCGAATGATCGCCTCCAAGACGTTAACGGTATCCGACGGCAGCGTGATCTCATTGACCCCCTGAGTCAGGGTATAAGTAGCCTGCTCAATGGTCCAAAGATTCAAGCCGCGATTGGCCCAATCCAGAAACAGCAAATTGAGCGAGCGACGTGCGGAGTTGAGCTGATAACCGCTCGTCGGCCGCATGCCGCAACGCTCAAATGCTTCTTCAACCAAGTCGTCAATCGACAGGTTGAAGTCTGTTGTGCCAGAAGTAGCCATCGATTAGCCGCAAGACCCGCCGTAGCGCATCTTTTTGACCTTCTTGACCTTGCCGCCCTTCTTGTAGCCGCGAGCCATGCCGCCGCCCATCATGCCCATGGCCATTGCTTTGTGCTGATTGACGTCACCGCCCATTGCCATCATCAAGACCTTACCGGTCTTTTTGCTGGGCTCCGACACCATGCGGTTCTTGGGACCTTTTCCGACAGCGCCACCACCGCGAACGGCTGCGCCCATTCCACGTCCGGCCATGTTAGTACCCTCGCATCGCGCGACCGCGCGCGTCTTTACTCTTGCTCTTCATGGCACGTCCTTTTTTGTCGGACATGCCGCCCTTCTTCATCTTACCGACGCCATCAGCAGCGAAAGAAGGAACCTTCTTACCGCCCTTCATGACCATCTTGAGTTTGCCAGGCATTGTTAATCCCTCGTAGTACGAATTTCGTCCAGTTTAGCTTCAAGACGATTGAACCGCTGGTCGACATGTGCGACAAACTTCTCGATCCTATCGTCCACTTCTCTGCGAGTGATGTGATCTCTCGCAATCTCCTCACGGGTCCGGTTGAGCAATATGTTCAGCCGAGCCAGTTCATCAAACTTACCCTTTAGCATGAATCCCATCCCGGTCACTATCGCTGACAGGATGATGTTCCAGATCATGATTTCCATCGACTAACACTTCCATCGCCGACGGGCCTGTCGAATCCGACTGTTTGGATCCTTGGCCGCTTCTGGGTACATCTTCATCTGACCGGCGGAACGTGCACAAAACGACTTACGTCGCTTTGCCCGAGCAGGGCTCGGATTGGATTCCGTTACGGCCGTCTGAAGTTTGCTTCCGGGGTTCGCTTTGCGATAGGCGGCAACACCTTTTTTGGTCATGCCGGCACCTTGCTTCGTCGGGCGGAAATTACCGCTCTTAACCGAAGTTTTGATGCCCATGCCTTTGCGGACGGCACCGCCGCCACGCATAGCAACGCCCATGCAGCCAGGCATTAGGCTGGCGCTCCGCCCACGTACAGCACGGTGACACTCAACACCTGCGCATCGGCAAGCGTGACGTACACACCGTCAGTGGCGAGGATTCCGTCATCCGGAATAATCAAGTCGTAAGCCCCAGCGGCTGCCGGAGTCTTGATATCAAGAATGGTAGTGCCACTGGCTCCGCCCGTCTTGAGCGTAAAACCAGAAGCTGTGCCGGTATTGGTGAAATACACGCCTTGGACACGCGTACGGCCATTTACCGCGTCGCCAGTGGCGACCACGGTTTTGGCTTTGACGTCACTTGCAAAACTCATAGCCCTGCTTCCTCTATCGGGATGGGATCGGGAAGCCCCAGATCAGCAAAGGTCGGAACCTCCTGCTCTGGGGCCTCCAGCCGCTGGATCAAAGAGTTCATGGTATCGATCGAGGCTTGGCAGGCAATCGCAACTTCATGAGCGTGATTGCGCTGTTTCTCCATCCTGGCGATCTCGCCAAGCAAATACTCTTTGGTGATATCCATTAGGCAGCGTTCGACACCATCAAATAATACGCCGTGCCAGACGCGTTCTTGATCGGAATCACGTGCGATACCGCAGCAGCCGACTGAGTAGCGATCATGGCGTTCGGAAGCACCGCGAACGTCGCGATCGTGCCAGTGCCGCTGTTGGTGCAGCGGATGTACGAAGCATTCGTCCAAGTGCCGCCCGAGGCGAAATCACTGTCGAGTTGGAGCGCGGCCAACGTGCCACCGGGGTTCGTCGAAGAACCACCGATCGTCACGCGCAGCGCGTTACCCGCGCCCGAGACCGTGCCCGAACCGTTGATCGAAAGAGAAATGTGACCACCGTTGACGGTGCCACCAGTGGCAGCGTTAGCAGCCGTGACGCGGGTCAGCCAACGACCAGTCTCGCCCGAGCCGGTGCCGGCAACGGTAAGACGGCTGTAGCTAAGACGGACGTCGCCGGTCGTAGCAGTGGAAGTAACGTAGGAGCTGGAGACGTTGCCGGCGGTGGTGACCACCACGGGCGAAGTGTCGGTGCCAGTGACAAAACCGTTTAGGGATTGAACCGGACCACTGAAGGTACTAAGGGCCATTGAATTGTCCTCACATGCGAGTTCGGTGCGGCTGTCTGCATGTCGTCAGCCGGGGAGGCTGTCAGACGCACCGGGTTATCCCCGGAAATTTGACTATACGTGAATAACGTGCATAGAGAAAGGGGGCCTTGCGGCCCCCTTCCGTCTTACTGCGATTAAGCAGCGCCGGGCGATCCGAAGATGCCACGCGGGTCGCTGAAGCCGAAGCTGTAGCGCTCGCGAGCCTTGTACCGCACGTTGCCGGTATCGAAGTCGCCCTCGAAACCAGTCTTGATGGCAACACGCTGGAACATCTTCATGCCGTTCGGAGCGTCGGTCTTGATGAACCAAGCGTCCGGGTCGGTCAAGAAGTGGTTCACGGTGTAGCCCTGCGGCACCATGCCCATGTTCTTCACGGCGTTGATGTCGTTATCCGCAGTGCCAACGCGCAGCGTCGACTTGAGGATACGGTCAGCCGTAAACATGAGTTCCTTCGGGATGATGAGCTTCAAGCCCTGAACAGCGATCTTCAGGCCGCGCTCGTCGATGAACGCAGCGATGTCGATCAAAGCCTGCTCAAGCGAGGTCTCGCTCAGGTCAGCAGCCGTGGTGAGCTCGTTCTTCAGATCCGGACCCGAGAGGGTCGGATGATCGAGCGCACACAGCGGCTTTCCGTCGCCGCCGATCGAGGTGTCAAACGCGCCGTTGAGCACGCTGGCAGCCTTGATCTGCTTCGTCTGGGCCATCGAACGAGCCAGCGCCTTGGTGTAACGCGCCGAGAGCTTGTCGTAGAGGTTGTCCTCAACGGCTTCCTCGGTGAGCGAAAACGCCAGAGCGACGGTCTCGTGGGTGTAGCGCGAGGTGTAGACTTCCTGCGCCTGGTCGTATGCAACGCCAGCGCCTTCCGTCTTCACCGGAGCTTCACCGAAGCCCGACTCCATTACCTCTTCTTCGAACGCACGATCCGAGGTCTCCACCGAGTAGATCTCGGCGTGCTCGTTCTCGTAGTTCTTGTACTCAAGGCCGAACAGGGCGTTCAAGCCCGGCTCGAGTTCCTTGACTAATTGTGCACGTGAAATAGCCATGTCTTTATGCCCCTATAAATCAGGTTACGGCTTTAACGCCAGCGCTGCCGTACAGGTGCTCGTTGATTTTCACAACGACCACGGCAAAGTCCCCAAGCGCGTTGCCCGGAACATTCCAGAGGCCAACGATCTTGAGGTTGAGTGCCGCCGTATCAGCGATGGTGGACGAATCCAATTCCATCGTCGACAGGCCCGTGGTGGCGCTACCGCCAGTTCCAACGACGTCAGCGTTCTTGCCGATGTCGGCTTGCTCGATGTCCTCGTCCGCCTGGATCAGGAACAACTGGCTCGGATCGTCAAGCACGTCGGCAATGATCTTGCCTGAAGTGATGTTGACGCTGCCGGGATAGTAGTTCTTCCAAGTCGGCTTGCCCGTGGTCGGGTCGACATAGAAGCAACCGTTGAAGACGCCCAGCGCCGCAGCGTGCGTAGCCGGAACGAACTTAACGACATAACCGTTCACGATCGTCACCAGGTCGCCCTGATAGATCGCACCTGATTGGTTGTCCGCAATCTCGTAACCGTACTGCTTCTGGGACCCAGTTGCAGACAGATTGCCGAGAGGACGGAGACCAAAGGCTTTATCTACGTTTGCCATTTGATTAATCCTCTGAAAAAGTTATTCACTGGTTCCTTTGGAACCGCCGAATGAAACACGGGATCTGCGATTCGGTCGCTCGATGACCATGCTCGAATGAGCATTGCTTTTCATGAGCTCGTTATCAGCAGCCTGCATTTGGTCGCTCGCCTTGCCTCGGTAATGCGCATTGCGCTCTTCGACCGTCTCCTCAGGGATACGAGCAAGAAGAAGGCCTCCCACGCTGATCACGCCAGCATGTCGACCATCGTCCGACGTTGGAACCGGGAAGTCAGGGTACTCGTCCGCACGAACCAGCTCGTACCCCTCACGGAGACGACCTGCGATGTTCGTACGATCTTCTACCCCACCTGCCGAAGCTCGGATCCAGCGGTGCTTGTAACCTACAGGGGCCGGAGGCGCATCCAAGCGAGAAGGCGGAGCCCATGGCTTACGTCGCGCGGACTTTCCACGAGCATCAGCTTCTCGGGAAGTGCGATTAAGGGTTTTAACGTCGCTCATGTTTCCTTACTCCTTCACGTACTTGGCGTATTCCTCAAGGGGAACGCCCAGCTTTTTAGCAATTGCCACTTGACTAGGGGTCAACTTGACAGTGCGGCGTGCAGAACTATTGATCCCAGTGGATCGAGAAGCAGGGGCAACCGTCTGCACGTTCCGGTTTCTGCTTTGCGTGCCCGAGCCACCATCCCCAAACTTCTGGGGAAAGGCGTCTCGAATACGTTTGTCAAGTTCATCATAGTACTCGTCAGAGCTGGGGTCAAACCCCTCCACTTGGATCAACTGACGATGAATGCCCCACGCTGCGTGGGTCATCACGTTGTCTCGGCCGTACCATTTATTACGTTCAGCCCACTCTTCAACACGGGGATCCAACTGCCGAGGCTGCTGAACGACGGGTTGGGCTGCCTGAGCCGCCTGCTGCTGGGCCGCCGCCTGCTGCTGCGCTACCCAAACTGCTCGCTGCTGGTTCGCCGCGTCGATCTGGTTCTGCTCATAAGTCAGAGACGCCAAACGCTGCTGGGCCTCGGTCTCGGTATCCACATCGCCCTCTTCACGAGCCTTGCGGATGATTTGCTTGAGCGCCACGACCTGCGTCTCGACACGGCCCTTGGCCTCGGTCAGACGCTCCTCGTCACTCCGTAGGTACTGATGTTCTAACTGCTGCGCACGGGCCTGTACTTGCTTGGCATATTCCAATGCCGCCTGCTCACGGCGCTGCGTCTCGCGCAGGCGCGCGGTCAGCTTGTCGATACGCTTCTTGACGTTATCGCTGTACTGGTCAAGTTCTTTTTCCTGACCAGGCGCTTCTGCTTTAGGCGGCTCCGGGGTTTCCACAACGGAAGCCTGCCCGTTCTCCTGCACCTCAACGGTAGCGGGGGTTTCGTCCTCGCCGACGTTAAACTCTAACTGTTCGTTCATACGATCTCTCCGTTACCACATGTGAAGGACGTCTTCGGGATCGGCAACCTTGCCGAGCACCTCGTCGTCATTGATCAGGCGAATCTCGCCACCGTCGATAGGAATGCGCGCGCCGGCGTAACGGCCGAAGATGATCCAATCACCGACCGCGCACCACGGGCCGGTTGGGAACTTCGACTCGTCGTTGTAGGCAAGCGGACCTACCTTCAGGACGTAGCCACACACCGTGCTGACCTGCTGCTTACGCTGAGTTTCCTCGGCAAGCGCGATACCGCCCTTCGTCTTCTCCGCACCACGGTACGGGAGAATGGCAATACGCCAACCGGTCGGTGTTGGAATGCGGTCCAACACGGACTCGTCCAACTTCTCCGGCTTCAGGCCTTCACTGGTGTACGCATCTTCCAGAGTCGGAACTCTGGTGGCTTCCTCTTCCTGCCACTTCTTTTCCAAAGCGGTCAGCTCTTTGACTTTCGTGCTCATAAGTCTCCTGTCAGGTTAAAACCGGTCATCCGAATGCTTCTTCAGCAACTCTTTTACGGAATCCTCAACCAGCTTTAACCCTTCGAGACGACCCATCATGAAGCGATAACGCTCCATGTCGGCAATGCTGCCGTTAAGGACGATGCCCTCAGAGCTCTCACGGAGCTTTCTGATTTCTCTCAGTACTGCTTCTGCAAATTCAAGCATGGTGGGGTTCCATGAAAAGCAAGGGGTTTTGCGCACCCCCTGAAGCGCTTCAACTTAGTAAATCTTGACTGGACGATTGCCGTCCTTCTTCTTGACGGTTTTGACAGCGCCCATGACGCCGCCTTTGCTCATGTTGCGCGACTTGCCGGCCTTCGCATACGCAATGGCTGCCGCCTGCTTGGTGGCTTGCTTCACGCTGCTAGGCTTGCTGGTGCCGATCTTGCCCTTCTTTTTGAAGGAGCTGACCATCTCACCAATATTGGAGCTAATCGTCTTTTGGCTTGAGCCACGTTTGAGCGGCATATCAACCTCCTTGCCGTGCTGCCTGCAATTGCAGGCGTTCTCGATCGATCTGCGTTGACTGTTGCAGCTTCTGCTGTTCGAGTTGCAGCTTCTGTTCGTTGAATTTCATCTTTGCCTGATCGGCAGCAGCGCGCTGCTCGATCTCCTTTTCCTTGAGCGCGACCAACGGGTCTGGGCCACCGCCTGCGGTGCCAGCGATCTGGTCCTGCATGACGCGGACTTCCTGCATGTACTGCGAAATCTTGATCGCGATCATGCCTTCCTTCTGGATAGCCGACACCATGCGATCCGGATCCGTTCCATACAGCTTGAATAGATCGGCTTCCACGTCTTCCTCGGCCTTCAAGCGCACGTGCTCAAAAATATGCTGCTGGAGCACCATCGCCGCCATCGGATTGCTTTGAAGGATTGGTGATAAGCCCATCATCAAGTGCGTGGCGATATGCGCATCATGCTGCTGACCAGCAAACGCCTTCAATTGCATGCCATTCAACACCGAAGCGTTCTCGGTGGCAGGATCACGCGGCATCTGCGTGTGCTGCGGTAACAAAATACCGTCAATGTCACGTACGTTGAGCGCCGCGTACACGCGGTAGTACGCCTCGTACATGTTGTGCATCTGCGGCGCGCCTTGAGCAAGCTGCAACTGCATTTGTGCGAGCTGGATACGCTGCGCCGTGCTGAAAATGTTGGGATCGGCAACCGGAAGCACCGACACCATCTTGTTGAAGTCGGCACGCTTGATCTTTCGGCTCGCACCCGGCACTTCATACGGGTACTCATCTGGCAGATACTCACCAAAGCCTTCGAACAGCAGCCGGAACTCCATCGACTGCGCGTAGTGCAGACGCTTGTGGATCGCCGACATGACCATCGAGCCACGTTCGAGCAATGCGAGCGTCGTTCCGACCTGCGCGTACTGGTTTCCGTCACCAACCTGCATGTCTGCAGTGCTGGATAGACGCTTACCGGCGTCAACAAGAAACCCAAGCAGCGCGAATAGCACCTGACTTGGCTCTTTGTACGGCAACGGCAAGAGTGACGACGAAAGTTCCGCACCACCAGCGTCAATGTCACGCCATTCGCCCGGCTGGATGGGGTCAGAATCGTCCGCGATTCGCGCGCCACGGGCTTTGAAGCCAGCAGGCAAGTTTGCGAGCGTGCCAGCGTCAATTAATTGACGAAGTGCGGTCGTTGCACCCTTAGAAAGGCCACCAACCAAGTGCACAAAGCCCAAACCGTACGCGCCAGGGCCTTCCACGAGCACGTAGTGCACGTAATAGTTGCGACGACGCTTCAGTTCATCGTCTTCCTTCCAGTTTCGGCGCACGCCAATGACGCGAAGCGTGTCTTCGGCCAACGTAACGACGTACGGAAGCTTAATTTTGGTCGGATTGCCGCTCTCGTCCAGGTCTTCAAAGCCCGGAATGTCCAAATCGACCAGCATTTCCAGCAAAAAGACTTCGCCGGCGCTGTCTGTCGGCTGAACACCGACCGCTTTGTCGATCGCAGCCTGAATTTGGCTCGGATCCGCCGGTGTCGGCTCCAAGTCAACCGCCACATCAAGGTATTCGCCAGCCAAAACACGCTTGCGGAACTCGTTTGAGTCCATCGCAATGCGATGAGTGAGGCGCGGACACTGCGAAATGACGCTCGAACCGTTGTATGGGATGTAAACATCGTCCGCCAAACACAGTTTGGACACCATTCGGCCCAACTGAGCGTCGTAATAGACCTTCTTGAACGTCGAACCACCGTATCCGGTGTAGTACAGGAGCTGATCGAACTCCGGTGTGTACTCTTCCATCACCGTGGTGATCTGATAATTCATGAAATCCTGCACGCGCGAGGCCTGCTGGAACTTGTCCACGGTCTCTTTGCCCAGGATTTGCGTGCGAACAGGGCCGCCAGCCGGCATTAGCTCACGGAAAGCCTGTGCCTGGAACTGAATGATCGCCTCTTGCAGCATCGGATGCGTCGCACCCGAGGCACCACGGAAGGGTTTCGTGCGCTCTTCCATGCGCAAGCCCAGCAGATCCAGCCCCTTGGCGTACATCTGCTCCCAATCCGAGCGTGATCCCTTGTCGGCCTCGAACATCGAGGACACGTCGATCGCAATACGGGCCAAGGCTTCCGGCTCAATGACCTCGGCCAGGTTCGCATAGAAGTCCACTTCCTGCGCTTCGGCCTCGCCAATCTCCACTACCGCGCTGCCATCGTCCT